TCAGGCGGTTTCGACCCTATTCACAAAGGGCATATCGCACTATTTGAATCAGCAAAAGCACTAGGAGATACACTTATAGTAGCGTTAAACAGTGATAAGTGGCTTCAGCGTAAAAAAGGCAGGTCTTTTATGTTGTTTGAAGAACGCCGTCTTATTACACGCAATTTACGTATGGTTGATGAAGTTTTCTCGTTTAATGATAATGACAATACTGCTATAGACGCATTAAAGAAAGTTAAAAGGCATTTCCCTGACGACACTATTGTATTTGCCAATGGTGGAGATCGTGGTAAAAACAATGTTCCAGAGCAAGAAGTAGAAGGTGTAGAGTTCGTGTTTAGTGTTGGTGGTAATGATAAAAAGAATTCCTCAAGTGACTTAATAAAGAATTATAAATTTGGTATGGCGTATGAAGATTTTGGTTATTATAACATATTATACAATGACACAACATGTCGTGTAAAAGAAGTACATATTGATCCATACGAATCCATGCAAATGGAACGACATTTAAAGAAAAGCGAATTTTGGTTTGTTGCTAAAGGTGATTGCGAGGTAGAATATGCTTGGCCAGATAATATTGATAAATTAAAACATCGATCACTCACAAAGTATATGCATTTTTATGTTCCAGCAGGACAATTTCACCGTTTATACAATGAAACAAAGCAACCTTGTAAAATATTAGTAATGGAATACAGTCCTACAGCAGACGTTAGATTTGATGATGACTGCGAACCAATTGAAACCTATCGTAACCCTATCCCTATTACTAGTACAGCATTTTTATGAAACTAAATAGTGTATGCGTTGGACACAAGAAACAAGAGAAGAACGAGCAAAGAGATTGAGCCAATGGCATAAATGGTTTGCTTGGCGCCCTGTCCGTGTATGGAAATTAAATCCAAGAAAATCTCACAGAACACATAAAGAAATGCAGATGTTAGAACATTCTAATCAAGTTATATGGTTAGAGCGTATTATGCGAAAGTTTGAAGATGATACTAGAATTTACGCAAGTTCACAAGAAGAAGTAACAATGATACAACTAGCAGACCCATTAATTAGACATAGAATAATTATTCGAGAGGATGATTGATGCCAACATATGAATATAAATGTGATAATGAAAATTGCGAACATACTTTAGAAATAACACAATCCATTAAGGATGAACCATTGGAATTTTGCCCAAATTGTGGTGAAAACACATTTAAAAGAGTACCCTCGTTATCAGCATTTATTTTAAAAGGAGATGGTTGGTATAAAAACACCACTAAACCTTCAGATAAAGACTCGTAAATACGAGTATGGTTACCTTAGAAGAAAATTCTTTGGCAACACTACTCACAAGTCACTCAACAATGAAAAAAGATAGAATCATATTAACAGATGTAGATGGTGTCTTGCTAGACTGGGAATTCGCGTTTCATACGTGGATGGAAGAACATGGTCACACGGCAGGAAACGGACATAAACTAGTTTATAGCGTAGCAAAGCGTTTTAGTATAACTGGTAACAATGCTAAAAAATTAGTAGAATTTTTTAATGAGAGTGCTTCAATAGGCTTCCTCCCCCCATTGCGTGATGCTATGTATTACGTAAAAAAACTACATGAGCAACATGGTTACGCATTTCACGCAATCACGTCATTAAGTTTGAATAGACACGCGATACGTTTAAGAGAACAAAATTTGTCTAAACTGTTTGGTGACACAGCATTTGAAAAAGTAGTTTGTTTAGATACTGGCGTTGATAAAGATGACGCATTAGAACCTTATAGAGATTCAGGATGTTGGTGGGTAGAAGACAAAATGAAAAATGTAGATACTGGCGAAAAAATGGGGTTACGCGGTATACTAATGGAACATGGACATAATATGGATTATGAAGGCCCTGCTTTAGTTGCTAAAAATTGGAAGGATATTTACAACTATATTACTAATCCTTCATCGTAAAGGATTCACCACATCCACAAGATGTAGTATCTGGGATCATAACCTTAAATGCTGGCATAAAATCACCAGTATAATCAATTGTTGCGCCAGTCATATGTGTAATTGTAAATTTATCTATAAGGAATTGTTTGCTTTCTCCTAATTCGAAAGTAATATCACCATCTTCTAACTCTGTAGAATTTTCCCATTTGCCAATCAACCCCGAGCATCCGCCGCCATCAAGTAAATAGCGGACGTAAGGCACGTCATTCTTAGTAGCAATTGTTAATAACTGCTTTTTTGCTGTTTCAGTTAGTGTTATATTGTATTCCATATTCTCTCTCAAAAGTTTTCTTTAACCAATCATAATTGTCGGAAGTATTTCTGTATTCTTCTATCCAATTATTACATATTGTAGCACATTTTATGCCGTATGTCACTCCTTCTATACAGTATTTACCATTTTTTTGCTCCTCGCCCACAGTTGCCCAATGATTTAATCTTTCTTCAGTTTCTTTCAAATTTGAATTTAAATTTAATAAACGAAATGTAAGCCTATTTCCCATCCTGAATCCAGTTTTCCAAGCATCATACGGAGAGGAATTAAAAAAGTCTACACTAGCAATTGCATTCGGTCGAATTCCTTCGCATTTGAATGAATCTGCCTCGATTGATTTTATCGACTCTTTACTGTCTATATCGTTTATATAATTATATGGTATATTAAAATTAGTATCACACTTCCAATTGTATAGACTATCAGATTTAAATGCTAAACCGATTGGGCTATGAGTGCCAATTTCTCCATTAACAGGATTTATAGAATTCCAAGTAATGCAATGTCTTGCTTTAACATAATCGTAATTAAGTTCGTTGTGATCTAATGATGCTATACTTTGCAACCATTCTTGCGGTGGTTTAAAGTTAAAATCCTTACATATCATTGAATCTCCCTCTACAATAAAATAAAAAGGAGTTTCTGCTAATTCTCTGCAAGCATTATACGCATTGAGTATTCCTTTAACCCCATTTACACGTTTAGCACTAGGCACACGCTTTTTTAATAATTCATAATGTTTATCAGCAGCTTTTTCATTATAACTCATAAACACTACGTCTAAATGTGGTTCTGGTATAGGTTTTACATCAGATAAATCAGAATTATATTCAATAAACTTATTAACAGTTTCTAAGTCAATATATTGTTTGGTTAAATCTAACTTCATACTGATATTTAATAAATACATATAAACGGAAGCACTATTATGAGCACGATGAAAAGTTTTATAACAACATTAGATCTGGTTATGCAGGATAAAGTTGAGCCTGAAACAGTAGTAGAAGAGGATGAGATAGAAGAAACTCTTACTATTAATGAAGATGGTGAAATTGTAGATGAAAATTTGTTAACTGATAAACTTAAAGCTGCTGAATCAGCGGTTTTGAGCGCGACGGACATCATTATGGGTGGCAAATATGATGAAAGTGTAGAACAAGAGTGGAAAGCCTTTGATGATCTATATGAAAATATTAAACAAACAAATAAACTCAAAGTTATGTCTGGCCAACAATTAGACGAGGCATTTACCAGGCAACATTTTGAATTATTTGCTGGTATGTTAAAAAATATTAGTGATGATGGTGCTCGTAATGATTACGCGGGTCGTTTAGTAGCAATGTTTGAGAAGGATAATCCTCGTTTTAATAAAGAACAGTTCCTACAAGCCGCAGGTATTGATACTGCTGATGAGAAAACAGAACTTGTATATGATGAAACTGGGAAGGTACATCAAATTAGACCATCTGAAGTAGATGCTTTCTTACAAGGGCATCCTGGCCGTGGTTTGGCCGAAGGAGCAGTCAATGAAATTTGGGCACCAAGTAAAGAAATAGATGATATGGAATTCCCCACTACAGGTGTAAAGGACGGTTGGAAGAAAGGAGATAGTGAAGAATTAGTTTCATCAGATTGGGGCTCATCAGATTGGACTGTTGCAATGGAAGCAATGTGGGATTCACTTCTTAGACAGCATGATGGCAAAGTAACTCCTGAAACAATGGAGGCGGCCGCTGAAGAAGTTATTATGGCGCATGGTGAACAAATGGGTTATGATGAAGGTTCATTTGGTGAAGGTGTTTCACAAGTTATTTCTATGTTTTTAAATAGACAAGATGGTATAAAAGATTCGAATATGATCGGCCTAGCAAATGATACTCATAGATATGCTGGCAAAACAAAATATATGAAATAAAAACATTAATTAAGGGAGATAGTTAATGGCTGGACACTTAAAAAATGCCGCAATCGCGGCAAATCGTAAATGTAATTTTTCTTATTACTGCTATCACGCATGGATAGCAAGTAGAGCAGGTGCTTTATTGGGTTATTTGTCAATCATGTCATTTGTTCATGCTTTTTTCCCATTCATATATGCTAAATTTGGATTAGCAAAATTAATTGTCCGTAATACTAACAATATACGCAGATCTATCCCAGATTGGGAAGGTTGGAAAGAGTTAGACAACTGGAATGACGAGAAATACAAATAACTTGACATTTTACCCAAATTGTTATACAATTATAACATGACTAAAAAATATATTTACCTTGCTGGCCCGATAGCGCAATGCAATTATCAGGAAGCAAACGATTGGCGTGGTTATGTTCGTGACAAATTACATACAAACATAATTGGAATTTCCCCACTACGTTGTGAGCCTATGGAAGGCGAAACATACGGCCCAGGTAACGACCCGCGTTACAATTCCCCTGGAGCAATAGCGGCTAAGAATTGGTATGACACAGAAAAGTGTGATTTAATTCTTGCGTATATGCCACGTGAATTAAATGAACGCAGGCCATCTTATGGTACAACTATTGAAATTGGTTGGGCCATTGGTTTGAAAAAACCTATTATACTGGTCACAGATGACGCATACTTGACAGAGCATCCTTTAATTAGAGCAAATGTAAATTGGGTGTTTGAAGATTTTGAAAATGCTATAGATGTTATACATGGATTATTTGACGATTACGTAGGCAATGGATATAACTGAAATACATTGTGTAGATAATGGGCAAATTGCTCCAGCAGATATATTGCATAAAAATGATAGAATGTTGGAAGTTGCTATTGTAGGCACCAACACCCCCATAAAATTATTTAAAAAAACTCCTGATGCAAAAGTATATTATGGTAGATATGCTGGCCTAGAGTTTACTTCTACAGGCGAACCACCTAAAACGTAGAGTTCTTGCAAGTAGTATTATTGGTATTTAACTAAATACTGGTAGATATTACTTTAATGGAGCACACCACGTTTAATGAACGATTTTTACGATTTCGCTACACTTCTAATTGATAAAGAAAAGATTGAAAAAGTAATTCAGCGAAAGGCTTCTATAATTCAAAGAGCATTTGAAGAAAAACACAAATCTCCAGAAAGAATTATAAGCCTTGAATTTCACAGTATACTAGTAGATTTTGCCTTGCAAGGGTTAGATGTGAGCTATATCTCTGAAAATGAAAAACTTATCAAATATGTAGATAGTTTGTGTAAAGAATTTGATGTTAAAATTAAAAACCACAATATGCCATTAGATGCATTTTGTGTTAAATATCATATAAGTAAAGATGATCATCCACCATATGATGCTGTATTAGCATTAGATCAATATTTTACATATGCAACTAGTGAAGATGAGCAAAGAACTAACTTGCATAATGCTTTATCTTTATTACATTCAGACGGTATTCTATTAACATCCTTGATGGATTATAAAAATATTAAATTTAATAATAAAATGTTTACTGAACCATTTTATATAAGCACTGGTGGAGTAGAACATATTCTAGTGTCTTACAGAAAATGGAATCAAGAGGACAGAAAAAAATGGATGCATTATTCATATGCTATTAACCAAACAGATAAAACAATGATAGCATTTGAACCACAAGAACGACAAGCAATGTTTTTTAAACAATTGGCATATCATACTGCTACCGCAGGTTGGACTAATTTCACAGTTCATAAGAAACTGTTATATAAACCGATATATAGTAATAGCGGACAATATATTATATCAGTAACACAATAGGAAAAAATATGGCCATTGCAACATTTGAAACATTATTATCACCAAGTTCTATTAGAATAGAGCATGTTAATTTTGACACTAATGATTTAAGTGGTGATTATATAGATGGTGGTACAATAACACATTTTTCTAGTACTGGTATTAAAGATGACGCAACTAATCTTGTATTACATATTGATGATAATGGTTTAAGTGTCGAAAGTCTTACTAGTAATGATATAGAAGTTACCAATATTACAGTTAGTGGTACAATGACCGTAGAAAATCTTAAATATAATTTTACACAAGAAGAAATAGTAGATAGTATCCACTTAGGTAAGCAAGGGTTAATTCATATGGGACATGATACAGTGTTATCTCGTAGTGAATTAGGTTCAGGTGTTGCATATAGTAATTTAAGAACAGTAGGACATTTAGAGAAGTTAATAGTAATTGGCAATCTAGATGCAGGTTACAGTTTACACGTTAACTCGTTATCTAATCGAGTTGGTATTAATACTTCTGAACCCGTTGCCGCATTACACATACAGAATGATAGTGGTGCTGAATTAGTAGTTGATGGTGTTGGAGACAAAAGTTATATAGGTACTGCTCGAAATACTGATTTGGTATTTGGTACTAATATGCTTGGAAGTGAAAAAGCAGTACACATGACAGTATGTACTAATGGTAATGTTGGTATAGGTACTCGTGAGCCCACTGCTACATTAGAAGTACATGGTGATATTAAGTTTGACGGTGTTGCAATGTCTTCAGGCTATGCTACACCAAAACCAGGCTGGCATAACAAAAGTGAGATTATTTGGAATCAAGAGCCAGCAATTGGCCAGCCAATTGGTTGGGTCTGTATAGAGTCAGGCGACCCAGGATCATGGGCATTGTTTGGTCTAATCGAATAGTCACTCTTTAAAATTCACTCTTTTATAATAAATATAATCATAATTCGGAGGTATCGATTATGAAAAAGTATTTATTAGTAATGGTACTTTGTATTATATGCTCGCCCAATATCTATGCATATGATACAAACTTTTCACTACACGGATCCCGTGCTAGTTTTCTAATGATGGATAGTAAGTGGATGACACTTAACTATCTCCATCCAAACGCAAATAAAAATGGCATGAGAGCGGCCGCCAAAGCAAATGGCGACACCCACATTTATCTGTATAGTCGTAATGCTGGAGACAATGGCGGCGGATTTAATTTAGGACAAATAAGTCCACAGGCAGATTGGGAAACACAACTAGATGTTCTAAACGCCTCAGGTTTAAAACCAGTTATGTGGTTAACCCCAGACGATAGCAGAGCGATTACTGTCCAATCTTTGGATGAACAAAAGGCGCATTTCAATGAAGTAGTGCGTAGGTTTGATAATAAGGTAACAGGATATGTCGCTTGTTTGGAATGCGATGAATATTGGTCTCCGGCAATGGTTAATGCGTTAGTTATACACTTAAAGTCAATTACTGATAAACCAGTTGGGGTTCATTTAACATCAGGCATTGGCGGCCACAAGGGCAAAAACGAGTATTATGCTAATGCAGATTATGTCTTCCTTCAAACAGGATGGAATAAGACTCCCGCAGAAATTACTGCAATGGTTAAACAAGCAATGGCTGTTACAGGCAAACCTGTTGTTGCTTCTGAATATGCAACAGAAAGCAGAACAGCGGCCGCCAGAGCATTAGGTGATGCGGCGTGTCGTGCTGGTGCAATAGGCACAGGCAATGGCAGAAGTGTTACACTATGTGGATACGAAGCACCACCGCCACCAAAGAAAAAATATGACAATTACTATTATGCAGTTGGAGCACTTGTTATAGTTGCTATAGCAACTTATGTTAATTATGATTATGATGCAACTGGAATTGAACTTAGATTTGATGCAACAGATAATTATTCCAGGTTTGGTGTTAAAAAAACATTTCAATTAACTGAGCAGAGTTCATTTAGTCTAGAGGTAGAAAATTATGAACAAGATTACAATGATGATAACCGGCTTCTTGTTAGTTATCAGTTTAGTTGGTAAGGCACATTGTAGTTGACTTATTAATGTAATTATGCTATAGTAATACTATGCAATATGAAATTAAATCCGGAAGAACTTTGTATATGACTAATGCAAGTTCTTCCATTCAAGCAGTTCAAAATTTTAAAGTATCTGTTGGGAATTTACCCGTTGATTCAGTTCATTATATAGGAAATATTTCAGTATTAGATAATGTTATAAATAATTTTGAGAAGGAAAAAGAATCCTATTTCGATTACTGGACATTTAATAATGGCAAGCATTGACATTAAAACTACTGTTGGCATTACACATATAGAATTACTAGACAATCCATTTGTTAAAAAATGGACAGATCATTTCTGTAAAATGTTAGATAGTTATAGTATAAAATATACAGTTCCGCCCACTCCAGTATATGAGATTGAACCCAGATCAATTCCAGATACATTACAAGATATACAAAATTTAAAAAATGAAATTTATTCAATTAATAATTTAATAACAGATGGAGCAAAATTCCCATTTGATCCAGAAAGAATAACTATTAATTCTATTCGTGATGATCATGATGAAGGACAGAAAATATTAAATGAAGTTCATCGTTATTTTACTACTGCTGGTAGATCGATGAATGAATTTAGAAATCAAGGCACACATACTCGAGGATTATGGTCAGATAGTTTCCCTTCAGAATTTTCATGGGATGTTTCTTATGAATCAGAATTTTTTCATTCTCATGCTTTAGTTAATGATTACGTACATGCATTAGATAGATATCAAGCAACATCTAGAAAAAAACAAGGATATGATAAACAAGTAGTTAATCTTAGGTTTAGTTTTGATAATAAAATAGGTGATTGTCGATTTGAAGAAGGAGCATTCCATCATATTTCATCACAGGATTATGCGTATGCTGATGATAATGAAGATCTTGATGTTTGGGTAAGTAATGCCATATTAGGAAAAGATTATATAGAAGCATGGTATGATCAAGATGATCCTTCTCAATGGGATGTCACACCTATTAATGGGCATAGTGGATGTTTTAAAATTAACGTATACAATCGTTGGCATTATCATAGAAGTGAAGAAGGTCGCTTGATACAACATTTAGTAAAAAGTAATGAGTTTCAAAATTGGTTAAAAGAACATAATGTTGAATACCATCCTTCTATGTGCGGTATGCCATTGGGTAAGGTAACACGTGGTAAAAATTTACTTAATTGGATGAAAATACCTCCACGAGATTGTCCATTATCTCCTTGGATTACAAATAATAATAATCAATGGATAAACAGATCTTTCGAGGTAATTTTAAATGTATAGACCTTTACCAAATGGAATAACAATAGGACAGTCCAAAATTGAAGGAATTGGTTTAATTGCAACCAGAAATTTTGATAAGGACATTGTATTGGGCATCGCTCATATTGCGAATAAGAATTTTCCACATGGGTATATACGCACTGCATTAGGAGCTTTTTATAATCATAATAATAATCCAAATTGTAAAACAATGAATGGATTTTGGCATCAAATTCCTGTTAAGTATCTCGTTACGATTAAAAAAATTCAACCTAATGATGAATTAACAGCAGAATATTCTTTATATGTAGTAGAGGAAGATAATTGGGAATGAACATAATAGCTCTAAATAAAGAATTAAATATTGATGATTTAAATCAAACTACAGAAATAGAATTAACATTTGATAATATATGTAACTTATCTTGTAGTTATTGTGATAGTTCCAAAAGTTCATCATGGGCCCTTAATATAAATTTGAATGGTGCTTTTAATTTACAAACAAGTAATTTATATAATGAAGTTTTTGAGTTTGATGGGCGGTTAATTCAAAAAAACTTAATTAAATTTATTAGTTGGTGGCATAATAATAGTAATCAAGTAACAGTACTCAAGATAAATGGTGGTGAACCAATATTATCACAATATTTTTGGAAATTCATTCATAATATTTCAAAATCCCCTAATCCAGAATTAAATTTAATTATTGTATCCAATTTAGTCTATGATCCTGGCCAGCTTGATAAGTTATATGATGTAAGTGATAAATTTAAATCTATACAAATAATAGCAAGTATAGATGTCAATAATGGTATTTGCGATTTTTTAAGAGCAGGCGGCGGTTATTTAAGACAGAAAAATAATATTATGAGATCACTTGGTGCACCTATTAATTGTTTTCTTACATTGCAAAATGTTATTAGTGTATTTTCTGTTTGGTATTATAGTTCATTTATAGAGTATAATATAGAATTAAGAAAACACAGTTCAACTTCAAGATTTGATAGTTTAGAAGCACTTTTAAATCCTAGTGAATGGTCACGCTTTGCAACGATCCCAGGCAATCTTAGACCTTTTAGTAGTATTATATTAACATCTCCGTCTTTTCAAAGTATATTAATGTTACCTACACATTTAAGAGAATATTTGTATGAAGATATATTTACTACATATAGTTCTCTAAAAAGTGAGTTACATAAACCAGATAAAAATACCATTATTAGATGTTTAAATTATATCCAATCTGCTAAATTTCCAGATAATCTGGAATCAAATAGATTAAGTATGGAACGAGATCTTAAAAAATTTATAATCGAATATGAAAAAATAGTTCGTAATGACGATAAAGAATTCACATCAATATCTTCTATATTTCCTAAAGTATTTGTAGATTGGCTGGATACTATATAATACGGTAATATATAATATATTATTTCTTTCTTAAATAACAAACTAGGGGTGGATGGTTATGGATCACATATATAGGGTATATAATCATCGCTGACTAGTTTAGCAACTTATTGGAGAATAATATGAAGGCAATAGTAATTGCAGCTTTAATTACAGGTTTTTCAATTAGTTCAGTTTATGCGTCGGATCACGGCGATGCCGCATGGCAAGCTCATGTCGGTACAGTTGGCACTCCAGCACCATGTGAAATGGTAATGGATCGTGGTGGTCCAGTTGAAGTTTGCGGTACAATATTTCTAGGTCATGAGTTGACAAAGGAAGATTTACTAGCAAAGTAAACTATATAGCATAATTGAATCATTCGACAATAATAATTAAACGCTAAAAACACGGAAAGGGCCCGCTATAGGGCCCTTTTCACTTATTAAATCCATAGACTTGGTTTTAACTTACGAGTGTTTCTTTTTTTCCGAAGCACCATTTTTATGTACGTCTTTGCGTATTACTTTTTCAAGTTTTAAATATGCTAATCTTTCGTTAGGAACATATCTCCAAACTACGCCTCTATCATTTACTTTTTCAAATACTGTTTTAGTAACACCAATTGCTATAATAACTGCTTCTTCATCATCCAATATTACAATGTCACCGGGATTAAATGCGTTACTTAATTTAAATTTTATTCCTTTTGCTAAGGATGTTGCCCAATCTTTAATCATCATTGCCATAATTATGCTTACTAGTATAGTAAGCCAAGGCATTAAAAATGTTGTAAGTTGCATACTAGTTGTTAGAGATAGTTCTTCAATATTCATATACAAATTTTCCTATTTGTGTAAATATTATTTATGGTAAAGAAGGTAGCATTTTGTATAGGCAATGGTCAATCTCGTAAGGGGTATGATCTAGAGAAATTACGGGACGTTGGTCCATTATATGGCTGTGGCGCAATTTGGCGTGACCATCACGTGGATAATTTAATTTGTTGTGATAAATTTAGAGCAAAAGATGCCGCAGAGCATCACGTAGAAATGCGTTCAAATTTTTATACGCGAGTAGATTATATCCCACATTTAGAGGCAGTAGGTATTAAACCACTGCCATCACTTCCTTATTTTGGATTAGAACCGCATGAACAACCTTCAGGTTGGGATAGTGGTTTATATGCTGTACATACCGCTATACACGAAAAAGCAGATGTAATAATGTTGCTTGGTTATGACTTTTATGGTTGGGGTAAAAATCAAAGTAGAGTTAACAACATATACAAGAGAACAAAACATTATAATAAAGAGAAAAAACCACGTGATCCAATTACGTGGATTAACCAATTTCAATTGTTGTTTAAAACGCATTATACAGTAACATTTATTTTTATTAAACCTGAAAATTATCCACATCCGCCAGAGTTTGACTCGTGGAGGTATGTATTGTTTGATACGTATGAGGGATTGGATAGGTTTGCTAGTAAAAAACTAGACGATATACACAATTAAAGTTGTGGTGTAGTTTCTTCTTGATCAGCAGGTATTTCGTGTTTTGCGGCCGCTTGTTCCTTATCAAGTTTTTCCCAATCAGCAAGCTCTTTAAGTAATGGACCCATTTCTACAACATTACGTATAGCGGTTTCGGCCCAGTTAGTTCTAAATCTGACCAATCTTTCTTTTGTTGTAAACCCTGGTGGGTTACCACCAACAGGGGCACCATATATAATAAGTTCGTGCATTTTAGCACCAATTTTACTGTTTATTTTTAAATTATATCCTTTAAGTGCTTTCAGTAAAGGTTCACCAAATTGTAATTCGTAATATGCTTTTTTAGCAGATGGACTTAAAATAACCATATAAACGCCTTCTTCTCTTCTAGTGGCATGATAATTTATTGCATCCCATAGTTGTTCAATAAATTTTGCTTCTTTTGTTTCATTATCGCCCGCTAACATTGCATTTATTTGAGTTACTGCTTCACTATATGCTTGCCCAATTGGAGAATTGGTACCTTTATTAGCACCATAATTATAATTTCTAATTTCAGTAGCACTCATATTTGGACGATTTCCTGAATCTGCAAATTGCCACTTTTGCTTTTTATCGTCTGAAAATTGAACTCCTACATGGTTAAAGAATTCTTGTATTTTTTCAAATGAAGCACCACTTACTTGACCAAATTGCTCAACTGTTTGTGCTTTAAGACTGATTAAGTTCAAATATTTTATTTGTTGTCCACCATAGTAAATTTTCAAATCTACTTTTGTAGATTTTTGATTTGATGCATCTGCTCCATCACTTGCTACTAGTATTTGTTTTTTTACTTGATCGCTGTATGCATGTTCAATAGCTTGTTTAACTCTAGGAGAAGATAATCCATAAAGTGCCGCATCTAACCACATTTGATTCAGAACCTTTAGTCTTTCTTTAGCTACACCTAGTTTACTTAATGCGTTTCCTTCTTCTAATACGCCACCTGTCTCCACTAATGCTTTAAATACCATACCATCAGCTCTAGGTAAAGATAAGTTAAATTTTAAAGGATCCATTGGTTTTGCATCTGTTTGTATTTCTATTTCTAAGTTTTCATTTTGAATTAGTTTTTTTGCAAGTTTTTGTGATTCTGATGCTAATTGTTCTTGACTCCAAGTCGGATTACCTTGTTCATCATGTAATTTTGTGCCTTGTTTAAAACAAACAGACATTACACAACCCATAATTGCTTCTGCTACAGATCCTATAGTCCATTTAAGTGACCCAGTAGAATGTTCATCTTTTACTATATTGCTAATATAGATATTTTGCCACCCACCTTGGTCGTTTTGGGCGGTAAGTGCTTCTTCTCCAGAGTCTGTTTGTACTTCAAGTTTAACTTCAGCTGCTTGTGCTAAATCACCTGAGTCAAGTATTGCATTTAAGTCTCTTCTAACTCTTTTGGGATTTAGAATTCTGCCGTGTATAATATGCGGAGGAATCTTACCACTCCATTTACCACCACCTATATTAAAATTATACGTTTGATTAGCACCAATGCCTTTAATGAGATTTTTAATGTATTGACCATCGTGTTTTTTTACTTCAGACGCCGTCATTGTTTTGACCATGTCTGCTTCAATTAAAAATTCATGATACTTCATTAATTCTTTGCGCCTTGTTGTGCTTTATTCAATTTATCTTTCAAATCCTTAGCATAGTCTTTACCAGACTGTTCTAAATTAGGATCTACTTTTCCGGTAGTAATAGTTGTGCCCAATGCTTTGTTAAATTTTGTTTCATCACTTGGTTCTGCTTTATCAGGACCTTGCTCTGTATTTTGTTCTGCTTTATTCACTAGTTGTTGCCCGGCGTCACGCACTTGTTTATTCAAAGGACTAACAGCCTTAGGACGGTTATGAGAAATCGTGCCTTGTGGTGTTTCTTCTATAAGAATTTCAGAAATTTTCATAATACTACCATATTTGTTTTCTATATTTATACTATCTGTTAGTTAAAAATAGTTTTGCTATTAAGTCGGAGGGATTGTAAACTAAATATACATAACACAGGAGCGTGATACATGGTAAGCAAATTACTTAAAGAGTATTCTTCTAACTATCAAAGTAAAAAAGAGATAGAAATAACATTAGAAGAATATTTAACATTATGTAAGAAAGATCCATTGGCTTATGCTACATCTGCTGAACGCATGTTAGCAGCTATCGGAGACCCAGAACACGTCGATACTTCAGAAGATTCAAGATTGTCTCGTATATTCTTGAATAGAACATTAAGAGTTTTCCCAGCATTTAAAGATTTTTATGGATTAGAAGATACAGTTGAACGAATTGTAGGCTTCTTTAAACACGCCGCGCAAGGATTGGAAGAACGCAAACAAATATTATATTTGCTTGGTCCAGTAGGTGGCGGCAAGAGTTCTTTAGCAGAACGACTAAAAGAACTAATGGAAACATATCCAATATATGTTCTTAAAGCAGGCGATACAATTAGTCCTGTGTATGAAAGTCCGTTATCATTATTTGATCCAGAAGTATATGGTGACCAACTTGAAAAAGAATATAAAGTGCCAAAACGTTATCTCACCGGCTTGTTAAGTCCGTGGGCAATTAAACGTTTGGACGAATTTGACGGAGATATTACTAAATTTTCCGTAGTTAAATTACAGCCTAGCAAATTAAAGCAAATTGCTGTAGTAAAAACAGAACCAGGTGATGAAAATAACCAAGATATAAGTGCTCTAGTAGGCAAAACAGACATTCGCCAATTAGAATACTTTTCACAACATGATCCAGATTCATATGCATTTAGTGGTGCATTGTGTAAGGGCAACCAAGGCCTTATGGAGTTTGTAGAAATGTTTAAAGCACCAATTAAAGTGCTACATCCACTATTAACTGCTACACAAGAAGGCAACTACATGGGCACAGAAGGTATTAGTGCTATCCCATTTAGTGGCACAATTTTAGCACATAGTAATGAATCAGAATGGACATCATTTAAAAACAACAAAAATAACGAAGCGTTTTTAGATCGTGTATATGTTGTTAAAGTTCCTTATTGTTTGCGTATAGATGAGGAAATTAAGATTTATGATAAGATGCTAACATCTAGTGGATTAGCAAATCATGCGTGTGCCCCACAAACACTAGATATGTTAGGACAGTTTTCAATTTTAAGCAGATTACTTGAGCATGAAAACAGCAATTTGTTTTCCAAAATGCAAGTGTATAATGGTAAGAACTTAAAGGATACGGATCCGCAAGCAAAGAGTCTACAGGAGTATAAAGATACTGCTGGAGTAGACGAAGGCATGTCAGGTTCATCGACACGTTTTGCTTTTAAGATTTTATCTCAGACATTCAACTTTGACACAGCGGAGATAGCCGCTGATCCAGTACATCTAATGTTTGTATTGGAACAAGCGATAAAACGCGAGCAATTTGGTGAGGAAAAAGAAAAAGCACTCATTTATTATATTAAAGAGTGGCTCTCGCCAAAGTATGCTGATTTTATCGGCAATGAAATACAGAAAGCATATTTAGAAAGTTATAGTGATTATGGACAAAACTTGTTTGATCGTTATATTCAATATGCTGACCATTGGATACAAGAGATAGATTTTAAGGATCCTGATACAGGCAACCTCTTTAATCGTGACGTATTAAACGACGAACTAGAGAAAATAGAAAAGCCAGCAGGCATTGCTAACCCTAAAGACTTCCGTAGTGAAGTAGTCAACTTTGTTCTACGCGCTAAAGCAAAGAACAAAGGTAAAAATCCAAAATGGTCAAGTTACGAGAAACTACGTGAAATTATAGAGAAGAAAATGTTTGCGTCTACAGAGGAATTACTTCCAATTATTTCCTTTGGTAATAAGCAAAATAAAGATGATCAACAAAAGCATGACGATTTTGTAGAGCGTATGGAGTCAAAAGGCTATACAGAACGTCAAGTGCGCCGCCTCGTGGAGTGGTTTATGCGGACCCAGAAGTCAAGTTAAGTATTATAATGCGAGTTAAATACTATCATGCATAAACATCATATTATACCAAAACATATGGGTGGCACTGATGATTCCTCTAATATAGTTAAGCTGTCTGTGGAAGATCATTCACTTGCTCATAAAGCACTATATGAACAACACGGCCACTGGGAAGATAAACTTGCTTGGCGGGCGTTATCTGGTATTATTGCTAAAGAAGACGTTATACTTGAGCTACAACGCGAAGCAGGGCGTAGAGTAAAATCCCCTGAAGAGCGAGCAAAGTTAAGTAAAAGTTTAACGGGCAGAACAGCATCTTTAGAGCATAGGGCAAATATAAGTAAAGGCTTGAGACTCAAGCATAGCCTACGCCCAACATCTGCTGAAACAAAAGCAAAGATGGTAAAGGCTCATACTGGATATAAACACACACCCGAAACAAAAGAAAAGCTCAGCCTAATTGCTTCAAAAAGAATACCATCAGAATCAACTAAGAAAAAAATCAGTGAATCAATGAAAGCCTATAGAAAATCGCAACGAGATGATTCATGCCCAAGCATATTATAGATAGGCGGCAGAATCCTAAAGGTAAAAACTTATCTAATAGACAGAGATTCATAAAACGCTCTAAAAAGCATCTTAAAGAGAGCATGGATGAAGCCATGAAGACTCGTTCTGTAAAGGATTTAAAGTCTGGCAGCCGTGTTCGTGTGCCTTCCAAAAGTATTAAAGAGCCACAGTTTAATTATGATCCTAAATCAGGACAGAAAGATTATATACTGCCAGGTAATCAAGAATACTTACAAGGTGATAAAATACGTAAACCATCCTCTGGGCAAGGCGGTAGCGGCGGCCAAGAAGGATCTGATGATGCGTATGGGGAAGACGATTTTGTTTTTTCTATTAGTAGAGATGAATTTCTAGACATATTATTTGAGGATTTGGAACTACCAAACCTCAAAGAAAAGAAAAAGAAAAGTATAGAGGAGTTTACTACTCGTCGTTCTGGCTATGTTAATGAGGGTTCTCCTAATAATTTAAATCTTGAGCAAAGTATGATACGCAGTATTGGTAGACGTATTGCTCTTAAAAAACCTAAAGGAAAACGTATAAAGGAACTTGAAAAACGATTAGAAGAACTTATAGAGGAAAGAAAACCGCTTGTTGCTATTATAGAGAAGTATTCTTTTAATAAACAGGCAAGATGTAAAGAAGCATCTTTATTAAAAGAAATTGATGATGAGATTGTAGAGATAGAGGCAGAGATTAAAAAAATAAGAGCACGTTATAATGCTATCTCTTTTATTGACCCAATTGACTTAAAATTTAATAACTTTACTAAAGTTCCAAATCCTAAAAATGCCGCTGTTATGTTTTGTATATTGGATGTATCAATATCGATGCAAGAGCGTGAGAAAGATTTAGCAAAACGCTTCTTTATTTTATTACACTTGTTTCTTAGTATGAAGTATGATTTAGTAGAAGTAGTGTTTATACGACACCACACAACTGCTAAAGAATGCACAGAGGAAGAATTTTTTACTAGTAAAGAAAGTGGCGGTACTGTAGTATCTACTGCACTAGATTTAGCATATGATATTATTAGAAAGAGATATGATTTGGAATATTGGAATGTTTATGTAAGTCAAGCAAGTGATGGTGATAACTTTACTACTGATAATCAGCAAGTACATAATACTATGGAAACTAAATTATTACCATTAGTTCAGTTTTTTGCGTATGTTAGTATTGTAACACATCAACACCAAGTCAATAATGATATAGGTTTATCTGTAGGAAGTGGTTTAGAAAAAATATATAAAGTATTAATGGATGCTTTTGAGTATGTGCAAATACGTAGAGTGTATGAACCAAAAGATATATATCCTGTGTTTAGAAAATTCTTTGCGCCGAAAGGAGAAAATGATGAGTAAACCTTTATATGAACCAAAAAGTGACTGGAGTTTTGATCTTATTTCTAAAATATATGATGCGTGTGAAGAAATAGCAATTAATGAACTTGGTTGTGATTGTTATATTAACCAATTAGAAGTAGTAACATTTGAACAAATGTTAGATGCTTATGCTAGTATTGGTATGCCGTTATCTTATAATCACTGGAGTAATGGTAAAGCATGGGCACATTATGAGAACCAATATAGAAAAGGTAGAACAAGTTTAGCATATGAGTTGGTTATTAATAGTAATCCTTGTATTAATTATTTGATGGAAGAAAACTCGATGACTACACAAACGTTAGTCATTGCACATGCCGCGTTTGGACATAATCATTTCTTTAAGAATAATTATTTGTTTAAAACATGGACAAGTGCTGACAGTATTATTGACTATCTATTATTTGCTAAAAATTATATACAAAAGTGTGAGGAAAAGTATGGACTTGATGAAGTAGAACTTTTCTTAGATTCCCTACATGCAATACGCAATTACGGAATAAACAAATATAAACGTCCTGACAAATTAAATGTCACCGTAGAAGCAGAGAAAGCACAAGAACGAGCAACATATTTACGTAAACAAGTAAATGAACTATGGGATACTACAGTTATTCCAAATAAAAAAAATACAGAAGAAAAAGAACAAAGAGTTAGTATGGCAAAGCCGGAAGAAAATATAATTTACTTTTTAGAAAAACATGCTCCTAATTTAACTGATTGGCAACGCGAATTATGCCGCATAGTGCGTAAAATTGCTCAATATTTTTATCCACAAGGGCAAACAAAAGTAATGAACGAGGGATTTGCTTGTTTTGTGCATTATTACTCAATGAATAGATTGCATGAGAAAGGATTAATTACTGATGCGGCAATGTTTGAGTTTTTAAGATTACATACTAATGTATTAAATCAACCAACATTTGATAAAAAATGGTATAATGGTATGAATCCTTATTCACTAGGTTTTGCTATGTTTATGGATATTAAACGTATGTGCGAACATCCGACAGCAGAAGATAAGGAATGGTTTCCTGATATTGCTGGTGGTGATTGGAAAGAAATTATTTTAGATGCTGTTGCTAATTACAGAGATGAAAGTTTTATACTGCAATTTCTATCACCTAAAGTAATTAGAGATTTTAGATTATTCCAACTCGGGGATAACAAGTCAGATCCACATTATAAGGTTAAAGCAATTCATAATGATAAAGGATATAAAAGTATACGCAAAGAGATGGCACGTCAGTATGATTATAATTATCGTATACCTGATATACAAGTTGTTGATTATGATCATGATGAGAAGCGTTCATTACTATTGCATCATTATAAAGGACCAAGTCAAAGAGAGTTGTCAAAGGACACAACAATTGAAGTATTAAATTATATTGCTTACATTTGGGGTTATGAGATACAATTAGATGTATATAGTAAGCAAGAAAAATTTATTGATGGTGAGTCAGTAGGTGATCCATTTCAGAAAGTAAATGGATATAAATCTACTTCTACTGACGGGACATCGCCACCACCAGAAAAAGTTCCTGCAAAGAATTTTGGTTACTGGGGAATGTGTTTAACATCAGACAACTCTGAAACCATTGACAAATCATAAATTATATAGTAGAATTAACGTTAACTATAAATAGTTAAACCTTTCGTGGAGCAGAAACTTGTCTTTAAACAATTATAGAAACATTGGTATCTTCGCACATGTGGACGCGGGTAAAACTACGACTACTGAGAGGATCCTTAAGCTCACAGGAAAGATACACAAAATTGGTGAGGTACATGATGGCGCCGCAACCACAGACTTTATGGAGCAAGAGCAAGAGCGAGGCATTACAATACAAAGTGCCGCGACTACTTGCTACTGGAAAGACCACCAATTAAACATCATCGACACCCCTGGGCATGTAGACTTCACTATTGAAGTCTATCGTTCCCTTAAGGTGTTGGATGGTGGCGTTGGTGTATTTTGTGCAAGCGGTGGCGTAGAGCCACAATCCGAAACTAACTGGCGTTATGCTAACGACAGCGAAGTAGCACGTATTATATACATTAACAAGATGGATAGAGTAGGTGCTGATTTTAATCGTGTTGTAGCACAAATAAGAACACGACTTGGTGCGAAGCCGTTAATTATGACATATCCAATTGGAGCGGAAGATAAATTCGTAGGTGTAGTTGATATACTTACTCAAAAGGCTTGGATATGGTCAGATTCTACTGACCCAACTTCTTACACTATAACTGACATCCCAGATGATAAAGTACCTAGTGAGAAAATAGGTGACAAGTATACATATAAAGAAATGGCAAAACAACATTATGATATATTAGTTGAGACAGTTGTTGAGCAAGACGATGAAGTTATGATGCAATGGATAGATGATCCAGATAGCATTAGTGAAGAAGATCTTAAAATGTGTATACGTAAAGGTACTAATACTTGTGAGTTCTTTCCAACGTATTGCGGCAGTTCATTTAAAAACAAAGGCGTACAAAACATATTAAATGCTATTGTAGATTATTTGCCCAATCCTACCGAAGTTGACCCACAACCAATAGTAGATGACACTGGTGTAGAAACAGGTGAAGTTGCTACGGTAGATGCAGAAGGGCCGTTGCGGGCACTTGCATTTAAGATTATGGAAGACAAATATGGCGCACTAACATTTACACGCATTTATTCAGGCAACATGAAGAAAGGTGACTCCATATACAATAGTACAAATGGTAAAACAGAACGTGTTGGGCGTATATTGGAAATGCATGCCGACTCGCGTGAGGAATTGGACAGTGCATCAGCAGGTGACATTGTTGCATTGCTTGGTATGAAGTCTGTACAAACAGGCCATACATTGTGTGATAAAAAGAACCAAGCAATACTTGAACCAATGGTATTCCCAGATCCAGTTATTAGCATAGCAATTGAACCAAAGACACAAAGTGATATGGACAAGTTAGGAACTGCTATTGGTAAAATGGTAGCAGAGGATCCTTCCTTCCATGTAGAGACAGACCAAGAAACTGGCCAAACAATACTTAAAGGCATGGGCGAGTTGCATTTAGATGTTAAGTGCGATATACTAAAACGCACATACGGTGTGGAAGTAAGCATAGGTAAACCACAAGTAGCATATAGGGAAACAATTACTAAAACAGTCAGTGATAGGTATACCCATAAAAAGCAAACAGGTGGTGCAGGCCAGTTTGCTGATATTGAATATACTGTAGAACCTCTTGAAGCAGGAGAGGGATTCCAATTTGAAAGCAAGGTAGTTGGCGGCAATGTTCCAAGAGAGTTTTGGACTTCTATAGAGAAGGGATTTGCAGGCTCCAGTGCAGATGGTATACTTGCAAGTTACCCAGTGCTTGATTACAAAGTAACATTAACAGATGGTTCCAGTCACGCAGTAGATAGTAGTGCTGTGGCATTTGAGCTGGCGGCTCGCGGAGCATTTAGACAAACAATGCCCAAAGCAGGTCCGAAGTTATTAGAGCCAATTATGAAACTAGACGTTACTTGCCCCGGAGACAAAGTAGGTGATGTTATAGGTGATATAAATAGGCGTAGAGGCATGATACACAATCAAGAAATGGCTGGCACAACGGTTCGTATATACGCAGAAGCACCAATTGGTGAAATGTTTGGGTATATAGGAGACTTACGCAGTCAAACAAGTGGTCGTGGTCAATTTAGTATGGAATTTAGTCATTATGCGCCGTGTCCTAATAGCATTACTGAGGTTATCTTAAAGAAAACTTAAAACACCATATATCTCCCTCTTAAATCACTCTAAATATAGTGATGAAATGGAGGATTTATATGATTCATTGTAAATCGTTGATTAAGACTATAAGTTGGAGATGTATCGCTACTACAGATACATTTCTTATTGCCTGGTTAATTACTGGAGAGTATACTTTCGCAGGCGCAATAGCAGGACTAGAAGTATGTACTAAAATGGTACTCTATTACCTCCACGAGAGAGGATGGGCTAGAATCAAGTTAGCGAAAAATGGAACATAGAACCTGTCACAGACGAGGATACGAACTTTTGACTCCCAACATTTGGGAATTATATGATGGAATGGAGTCAAAAGGTTTCGTAAAAAATTTTAAAAATGACGAATCGGTTCCACCGAAGTATAAAGTTGTTGGGCATCCTGATTTAGATAGAACGGTACTGCCTAAAGGTAGCGTTATACAAATGCACACTATAGAGGACGAGTTCCCACTAGGCCTAGAAGGTCCTGAAGTACATGAGATATTGGATACCAAAGAAGAAACAATTCAAACCTTATATGAAAAAATACAAACATTGCGCGACGAATGTGGCGAAATGGATATACAAATAAAACAATTACAACATGAACTAAAACATAAAAAGCCAGGTGGTTCCATACGATGGAAGCTTACTTATACTTGGTGTGATAATGTAACAGAAGTATATTGGGATTTTAGAACTAAGAAACAAGCTGTAGCATATATGGAAGACAACATAAAAGGTTTCTTCGGCATTAAGGTAGTTGAATCAATTAAGGATGTAAAATATGACAAATACATATATGGAACACGTGGAGTAAAACAAGATGAAACTAGCATTACACAAAAGAAGTAAATATTTTGCTGTTACTAGGCGAAATAAACGTCGTGGTAAGAATCGCCTTAAGACTAAAAGTCGTAACAGTAGATCTACTACATAAATATTTTAATGAACGTCAAAATTAGCTTATCTGGCTTCTTTTGTAATACATGGCCAGATTGTGTTGTAGTTTGTAATGGTCATACAATATTCCAGGATAAAATTATCAATGATAATATAATAGATTTTACTATTGATTTTTCTGCTGACAATTTATTAACAATAGGTATGACTAATAAGTTAATGGGTGAAAATAGTGTATATGATATTTTGTTAGATGCACATAATAATATTATCGAGGACAAGTATATTAAAGTAAATGATATACTTTTTGATGATGTTAGCGTGGATAACTTAATACATGAATTTGTTTTTATTAAAGATTCTAATGAAAAAATATCAACATCTGGTAATATTAATTATAATGGTAGTATACATATCCCATTTCAACAACCAATTTATGATTGGTTAATACAAGAAAAATATATTAAAAAAGAAATACAAGAAACTAATTATCAAGGTTTTGGTAGTTGGAATAATAAATTTAATTATGATGTACAGGATTTAATTAAAAAGTTAGAAACAATTGTATGAAGATTGCACTTGTACAACTCCCCAAATATTCTATAGATAGACCCCCTATGACACTTGCTGTTTTAACCAGTGTTATTAAAAATAATTTTGATTATGATATTGAGTGCTATGATTTATCATTAAAACTTTATCAAGATATTGAAAGAGAAGATTTCTATGAGATTGAAGACTATTTAGAACATAATATATATAAATCTTCTGTAGATATATTGACAGATAACTTTTCTATATATGCTATAGAGATAAAAAATTGTGATTTAATAGCAATAAGTGTTTTTAGTGATGCATCATGTCGAGCATGTGAAGTGCTGTGTAAGGAATTAAAAAAGTATAATTGCAAAATTGTTATTGGTGGACAAGGTTTGGCTAACGAAAACTGGTGTAAAAATATGTCTGATGCCAAGTTAATAGATGATTATATAGTAGGGGAAGGAGAATATACATTTGTAAATTATTTAAATGGTTTACAAGGACCTGGTATAAACAATCATAATAATGAACAAATAGATGATTTAGATTTATTGCCTATTCCTGATTATAGTTTATTAAATTTGAATGATTATAATCTTAAGGAATTATATGTTACTGGTTCTCGTGGATGTGTACGCAAATGTACTTACTGTGATGTTCCTTTTTTATGGAAAAAATATAGATATCGCTCTGGCCAACATATTGCTAATGAGTTAATACGACATTATGAGAAAAGTGGTATTACTGGCTTCTGGTTTACTGATAGTTTGGTCAATGGCAGTCTTAAACATTTTAGAGAATTTTGCTATGCTTTAGAGAAATACTATGAAAATAATAACGTAAGATTTACTTGGAAGGGACAGTATATTTTTAGACGTATGAATCAGTTAAATGAAGAATATTTTAGAATGATATCAGCAGCTGGTGGTAGTGAATTTTATGTAGGATTAGAAACTGGTAGTGACAAAATACGTTGGGAAATGGATAAAAAATTTACTAATGAAGATGCAACCTATCATTTAGAGATGTTTAAAAAATATAAAATAACTTGTTTATTGCTTATGATTAGTGGTTATATAACAGAAACAAATCAAGATCATTTAGATACAATGGCTATGTTTAAAAAATGGCAGAAATTTGTTGCATCAGGAACAATTACTGGCATAGAGTTAGGCAATACGTTAAGTATACTAGAAAATACTCCTTTAGAAGAAGAAAATTTAGAGTTTGTTATACCAGGTGACAAGCATAGTTGGCACATTAAAGATAATACATATCAAGTACGTGTTAGAAATAGGTTAGAAATAACTAAAGAAGCGATGAAGTATCATTGGCCAATTACCAATAATCGTTTTAGATTAAAAACCTTTATTGCTAAATTAGAGCAATATTATATATAAATATCCTTGACTTTACCTTAAGGTTAGTCTATAATAGTAGTATATCAATCAAAGGAGATATAAAATGAAGAAGTTATTAATTGCCTTGGCGTTCAGTGGACTCTTAATTGGGTGTGTTGATCAGGAGGCAGAAGCCATGGAATGGGAAAGTGGTGTTAGTGTTTCTGCAGGAGACTCTAATGTATCTTTTACCCAAGATGGTAATGAGTTTGCCGTAGGTTTTGGAGGCGCATCAGTTTATCATAGTGACTCAACTGATTTCGGCGTATCATTTGGTATGAATATTTTAGGGCCACTTTCTGGTACATTTTCATACGATTATACTAGTGACGAAGATAGTGTTGTAGGTATTGAAACACCAATTACATTACTTGGTTTAACTACGACCCCTTCAGTAGACTGGAACATTAATGATTCAGATATTGATGGCGCATTAGAAAACACATTTAGTTTACTAGGTGGTGGTGTTCGTTCAAAATTTATGTTTGATGTAGATGACACAGATTTTACTGGATCAGAGTTTGAAGTTAATTATACTTGGGACCTGTCAAGCAATTTCGCAGTACAACCATATGTCGAAGTACCTATGGATGATGACTGGGGTCGTGGCGACACAGTTGCAGGTTTAAGAATTACTATGAATTGGGCCGGTAATAGTTCAGAGTAAATAAATACCTATGTGGCAGTCACTCGTAAAGTTAGAACTAAAGAAGAATATATTTACGAATCTCGGGATAACGGGGTTACCGTGTCTCGACGACTGCCTTTAGGTGAACAAAAAGAATATCTTATCACAGAAGAAACTGTAGATAAAGTAAATGCGTTTAAGAAGAAGAAATTTGGTTGGCTATCCCATGATGAATTAATGGATTTGGGCCGAGAGAAATATCAACAACAAGAATTGCGTGAAAAATATCCTGCGTTGAAAGAGGCATGGGAAAAATATCTTGTATTGTTAAACCTAGTTAAATCGGGTAAATAGTATTATGCGTTACACTGAACTAAATGAAAGCGGCTCCATACACTGGGAAGATGAGAAATTTGATGCAGATAATCCAACTGTATTAATACGCGGGTATGGTACACTAACCTATAAAACTCTCCAACAAGCGATCGCTAGAGATTTAGCAGAGATGTCCCAGCGGGTGGCAGATGGTAGTTTAGAAGTTGTAGCAAATCACCAATTATTTGATAGTAAAAGCGCATTCAATGGCAAAGTTCAAGCATATTTAGATGTTACTAAAGAACTAGCAAAGCCAACAATCAAGCGAAAACTCACACTTCACAAGAAAAATAGTCTATTTAATACCATAAAAAATAGTGATCAATAATTCTTGACAATTTCTTAATATCTTAGTATAATTAAGAATATGTCATATTTAATATTTCATAATGATAATATTAATTTTTTTACAATACAATTGCGGGAAGATCCATTTGTTGAAAAATGGGCAAATCATCTTCAATATATTTTAGATAATTATAATTGTCGCTTATACAAATCAAAATATCCAAGATATGAAAAATTAGAAGAAAATGAAATTAAACAACATGTAGATAATCTACACACCGCTATTAGAAATCTAAATAATTTAGGCACTTGTTTTCCATTATTAAGAATAGATATTCCTTATATACGATTTTTAACTTTAGACTTAGATACACAGAAAATTTTAAATAAGTTACATAGATATTTTACTACTGCTAATTGTTCTCTTAATGACATTGGTGATCAAGTAACTTATTCATATAAAGATAATAATTATTTTACAATTGATTATACCAAAAAAGAAGAATTTCGTAAACTCATACAAGACATAAATCAAATAGTACACAATTTAGATAATTCTATATTGTTGCCTAGAGTACGTGATGCAATAGACAATGATGAATTAATAGAACAAGTAACAATAATGTTTGATCTATATGGAACAAGAGAACATAGTTTATTACCTAATACATTTAAGTTTATGGATAAAGAGGATGAATCAAGTATAATAGATAATGATGAATATGATGTGTGGATGGGAGTAGATTTGTTAGGTAAAGATTATATTACAGGATATTATAATCATGATGATCCGACAGAATGGGATATTAAAACATTAAATTGCTATACAGGTAAGATGGAAATAATATTGGGGTCAAATACTATTCCTAAAATAATTAAAGGAGATAAGTTTCAAAATTGGTTGAAAGAATATGGTATGACATATATTCCAGCAATGTGTGGCATACCATTAGGTAAGGTAATATCTGGTAAAGATCTTCTAAACGATAAAACTTTACAACAACAGATGTCAGTGTTTAATATTAAAATAGAGGAATAATGCAAATGTTTATCAGTTTCACAATTCATGGTTACGGTGGAGAAGTTGTTCTCGGTAAAATATCTAAAAAGGCGGCTGAATTTTGGCAATCTGAAGAAATGCAAGAATACTTGCATGGTTATGTTTTTAGTCCAGAATGGTTTGAAGAAGAAAACCCAAACATCAAAATACCCAAGTATGCCCAAATAGGTGTGTGGCATGATATGGAAGATCGCGGGCACGAGTGGGGAGCGGCACAAGGCGGTGCGTATCTTACTATAAATGAAGTGAGCGATGATGCATGGGATGCTAATCATGTACGCGACATTTTTTATGGTGAATTAATGGATTATGTGAATGAACACGAAGTAGAAATTCATTCTGATGAACAACATCCTAAACCAAAAGAATATACATTCTGTGGTGTTAACTCTGAGAAAGGTACATTTTACGACGGCACTATAGAAATTGAAGGAGACTTTGATCCTAAAAAAGTCTCTTTTGGTAGCACAGAAATCCATCAAGATACTCTTATTACACAAATTTTTTATGGTGATGAAACCATAGATAATTCTGGTGGAGGTACTGATGGCAAAGCCATGGATTTTGAAATTATAGAGCCGTGGGAGTAAATACATATATGAGCCTTAAACTTGATCCAGTTGATTTGATGGTATACGCTGACGTTGCCGAAGCTTTTGAAGGATGGATTATTAATAATCCTGAAATAAAAGATGAGTCTACTGGTATTCGGCAGTCAAGAGTATTTGCTAAAACATATTTAAATCTTTATATTACATTTTTACAAATGCTTAGGTATGTTCCTAAAGAAGAGATGGAATATGAATCAACTACCGAGGAGGGAGTTAAACGTAAATTTGCCGCTATAGATGATATATATGTTAATTTAAAAGCATCTACAGAATTATCAGATGAAGATAAAGCACATATGGATTTAATTAAATCTAAAATAAAACCAACATTACACTAATATTATGAATACAGAAATGAAAAAAGCGTTAGGAACATTAACAGATTGTCAATTAATTCATGTTGTAAGTGAAATAATGAGTTATGGTTATCCCGAAACATATAAACTTGCCCATGAGCAAGCTCATGTTGAAGGTGATCCATGGGAAAGATGGTCACATAATTTTAGTTTAGTTGTTGATGGCGGCAATAAATTGCCAATACCTGTACGCAATGAATTAGAAGAAGCAATGGAGAAATTCCATACTGAGGACAGAATTAAACCAGGATATTTTAAAAGTATACATCGTGCTAACCGTAAGATTAGTACATCTGATACAATGTTTGGTTCCAGTGCTGGTACTATTTTAAAATGGATGGCTTGGCTATGGTTTGGTTATTTTATATTAGGGTTTATTTCTAGTTGTGGTGGTCCATAAACCTCCAAAAAGGAGGTTTATTTTTGAGTCTTAATAAATAATGACATGAAGAGATTGTTCGATAAGTTTAAGAAAAATGAACCGCCTCCTCAGAAAAGAAAGTTTGTAGCAGAAATTAGAGACACGTTTAATGAAAAGAAAATCTACAGAGCAAGGTGGGTATGGTATCATACAATCCTTGCCGCGGAATTGTTTTTAATTATTATTTTGTTGATTGGGATATTGATAAAAATTTAGGGAACATAGTTAGGCGTGGCCACAACACCTATACACAAGCACTTAATTATAAGAGCAGAAGTAGCAAATCCACCCGGAAAAGACGATATTCAACGAATGATCGATTGGACTACAGAGTTAATCGATGATATAGATATGAAACTCCTCGATGGTCCTTTTTGTAAATATGTGGACATCGAAGGAAACTCCGGACTCACCGTTGTAGCAATTATAGAAACCAGTCATATTGCGATGCACGTATGGGATGAAATATCACCAGCGTTAATGCAATTGGATGTGTATACCTGTGGCCCATTTAAACCAATTTTAGTATTTGAGAAATTGCGAGATTTTGGATTAACTAAACTTGAATGGAAGTATTTGGACCGAGAAACAAAATTAAAATTAGAGCATATAGGACAATGGAACAATCCTGAAAATGATCCTTTTGAGCAATTGCCTAATCATGCAACCCTTAACAACGGATAAAGAAAAAGAATATAAACCGACTCTAATACAATGCCCAAGGTGTACTGCGTCTGGATTTGCTATACATGACGATGAAACACATTGGAAGTGTCTTGTCTGCGGACACATTATGCCACATAAAGGAGCAAATGGAAATAATATGAGCCACTGGCCATACACTACGGAAGAATGGGATATGGTTTCACAAGCAAGTCATGTTCACATCAAGGATCCAGATATGGGTCCAACTCAATTAAAAGAATCAATAATTACAAATTTATACCAGCAGACTAAAGACTGGTTATACAAGAGGTGGTAATATGTCAGATACCGCCGACTGGGAGGCCCTAAAGAAGAAAGCATTCGATAGGGAGTTAGCAAACGATATATGGGTAAAACTAAAAGGACACGAATTACTTGACACTTGGGATGAAGGACAAGTGCAATCAATTATAGAAAGATATTGGCACAGAGCAATAGCATATAGTGAAGGATATTAAATGAGTTTTTGGAAAAAGTAGGATTGAAAAAGAAAAAAGTAATTCAATATAATCCAACAGGAGTTACAGTAACACCTTCAGCATTAGAAAAGATTAAAGAAATGTGTGAAGAGGCCGCAATGCCTGCCGTACGTCCATTTGTAGTAGGAGGTAGTTGTGCAGGCATGGCTCATTCAATGACATTTGCAGATACAAAAGAAAGATTAGATGTTGAAATTGCCTCACATGTTTATATAGACCCAGTGGCATATTCATTTATGAATGGTGCTACTATAGATTATGAAGATGATGGGATACACGCAAGTTTTGTATTTCGTGATGTATTCAAAGCACAAGGTGGTAGTGGTGTTTGTGGAGGATGTGGCGCGGCCACAGGGCCAGGCTATTCACCCCATTAAATAAATACATTAACTGGGAGAGTAGTTATGATTAGTGATGCAGAAGCATTCGAGTATCTTAAATTAGAACTAAAAGAAACAGTTCTATCTCATCCAATCATTAAGAGAAACAGATATCTTTGGTGGTTTTCTCAAACCCTAGATTTAACCAAAGAAGATCTTATTATCTTAACAAAAGAGTTTTCAGTATTTTCAAATCAATTTATAGTTGCTCAACTACACAAAACACTTAATGCTAATAGTTTGGAACAGATGCATGACGCCAAAGAAATATTAGTAAATGAATTGGGTGTACTTTTTACAAACGAAACAGTAAACGATAGCACATTTAGATTTAAGGCCGCTCATTTTGAGTGGCTCGTTCATTTTGCAAGCAAGTTAGGTTTGGAATTTAATGATATTGGCAAACGCAAACATGGCAGTCCATCTACATTATTTTATTGTGATGAACTAATACGTTTATATGGTAATGAAGATTTTAATGTGGGTGCAGGTGCTAGTTTTGCTGTAGAGAATTGGGCCAATGCAGGATTTTGGAAACAGTTAATGGAAGGCATAGAAAATTTTAATGCGTATAATGAAGAAGATATTACATTGCCATTACAATTTTTCTCATTTCACGATAAATTAGAAGCACAACATGCACAACATACGTGGGATGAATTACGTGAATTACATGACAATGTTAAAGAATTTGATAAAGATAAGTTTATTGCCGCTGGTATGGAAATGCTAAATGGTGTTAATGCTTTTTGGAATGGATTAGACCAAGATCGCATAGCACGTTATTGGCATTCTACTAGAGGTTAAAGATAAATAATATATTATGAGACTTAAAGAACTTCAAATTAAAGAAGCCGCAACTGCTGGTGCAACAGCCAGTGGTAATATTGCCGCTGTTGTAAACCCACATGTTGCTAATCCTTCACGTAATTCAGTAGCATATACTGGCACACCTGGCGTATCAGGCAAAGGCCCTGTTAAACAAGTAAAGGGTGGCACATACAATACTGGTAAAAACGCTTTAGATGGTGATAAAATGTTAATGTCTAGCAAAGAACCACAAATGATTAGACGTCATATTAAAGAAGGCTCATTATATGAAGAACAACTCAATGAATGGTTACCAGCACTTGCTATAGGTGCAGGCGTTGTAGCCGCAGGTGGTTGGGTTTTAAACAAATTCGGTAAGTGGATTAAAAAAGAACGAGGTAAAACTCAAGCTGCACTTGATGACAGTATAGCAAAAGCCACTGATGGATATTACGCAAAGCCAAAAGTAAAAGCTGATGAAGGACATATTACATTACCATCAATAGACACAGAACGTTATGCTGAACGTCCTGGACTAGAAGGTCCAATACGAGCACGTAATGGTAGGGTAGTTTACTATGATCCTAAGGAAGGCCAGTATTACGATCCAGATACAGACATATATATTTCTAATGATGACTGGAAAGCAATGAACGAAGGTCTAAAAATTGAACCGCGTGGCGAAGCAGGGAAAGCAAATGCGTTTAAAGGAATGATGGCGAATGCATCTAAAAATAAAGAAACGCGAGCAATTAATACAGAAAAATCCAAGAGACAAACTGCTCAAGCCGCTGGATATAGAGCAATTGTAGGCGGAAAAGACGTATCTCAAATAGCCAAAGGCTAACTCACTGATTTCATTGACTTTTTAACCCATTGATTTCATTGACCTTTAAACTTTTTCACTAATCCTTTAAAATCAAGCATTTAGAGCACAAAAATGAGTGACAATTCTGCTTGATATGCTATAATGTATGTATAGTTAAGTAAACCCAAGTACAGAAATTATGTCAAAAACTCTTACATTCGCACCCGGTTGGACCCAAACCATCAATACTTCAAATGAAGTTGATGAGCGGAATGACCTCCTCTCATACATCTCGGACACGTACAAGGGGTTGTACGGTTTCCGTCCCCGAGGTGATACTTCCAACATGACGATCGAGGACCTGCGCGAACAAGCCGCAGGCCTCGAACGTGATGTATTGCGCGAAATGGAATACATTAAGAAGGAGTACCTCCGCGAAAAGCGTGAGAAGGTTGCCCACAAGCGGGCAGTGAAGTATTATATGAATCTCAAACCGCGTAGCAATGTCATGGAAGTGGCAATGCTTGACGCAATGGATAAGGTAGCTTAAATGGAAGATTACGCAATGTTTACCAGCAAAGGTAATAACGCAGTGGCTAAGGTAGTTGCAACTGCTATTGATAATAAACATACATGGCCATGGGTACTAGCCAAACTGGATGCACTTGGCAACCGCAAGGGTACGGAAGAAGCATATGATACAGATGTCCGGGAACATGCGTTCGATGCTATGGATCAAGCAGGTGCTCTACCTGCAGGACAATCATTCTGGGGATAACATTATGAAGAACCTTGAAGCACTTCGACTTAAACGACATAACAATAGCCTTAAGGATCCTTGGATCTATGCTAGTGGTGTTGCTCTTGTAGTCTTTATTTACTTTCTACACTATGGAGCGTTATGATGTCATACGCAGAACATTTGGAAAAATACGACGACTACTCACCTAAGTTACCGATTAGTAAAGATAATCGGTATAAGGGATACTATCTTGTACAACATAGTGAAGAAGAGCCGGATGGTGATTGCTCGAAAATTTACCATGTTGCTCGCGCATGGCCCTCTGGTGATGTTCATATTGATTGGACTCCATATGAGTTTATGACGGATGAAGAATTCAAATTGTGGATCGAACTTAAAATGCCGGGTCGCATATCCGCTGGCCCACTTCGTACAGAAGATCTTTGGTACCTCGCAAAAGAGTATATGAACAATGATGGTATACCAGCATAAACAAGACAAAAATCTTATAGTTTGTGGTGAGTGTGCTGAAACGCATACTGCTATAGACTTGAATAATTACAACGAGAGTCCATTTAGTGAATGCTCTATATGTGGCTATGTGGATGAACAAGCACGTGAAGAATATATGTGGTGGTCTTATAAACTTGACACCGAAATGAGAGATTGGGAAGACGTATAGTAATGGTTAAGATGAAAAATATTGTAAGTTTAAAGCCGCTATATAAGCGAGATAGCAAAGGCAAAATCCGCATTTGGACTGTAGAAGTTGGCTATAACAATGAAGGCGTAGCTGGCATTCGTAGTATAAGTGGATTGGTTGATGGTGAAAAAGTCACCAGCGTTTGGAATATGAGCCGGGCCAAAAACGTAGGCAGGGCGAACGCAACAACTGCTAAAGGCCAGGCTGAGTTTGAAGCACAGGCACAATGGACAAAGAAAGCAGACAAAGAGTACTTTGCGAAGAAAAAGGACGTTGATAGTTACGAGTTGTTCAAGCCTATGTTGGCGCACGACTTTACAAAGACGCCAGTTGTAAGTGGCTATACTCAGCCCAAACTAGATGGTATTCGTTGTGTTGTTGATAAGAACGGTATGCATACTCGCGGCGGAAAGCCTATTAATAGTTGTCCGCATATCTGGGAGAGTGTAAAGCATATAATCAAAGACAATCCAAATATTGTATTGGACGGCGAACTTTACAACCATAAATTGAAAGCAGACTTCCAAAAGATTATTAGTCTGGTTAGAAAAGTAAAATGCCGCCCAGAGGAGATTGCTGAAAGTGCTGAATTAGTTGAGTATCATATCTACGATATGTTTGATCGTGACAGTGAAGATATGCTTTTCACCGACCGAGCACAATGGCTTAAAGACCATATCGGAAATGTATCACGATACACTTCTGTTGTTTTGGTAAAGACTACCAAATGTAAAGACATTGCCAAGATTGATGAAATGTATGGCAAGTATACAGAGGCAGGGTTTGAAGGTCAAATGGTTAGGCAGAATAACAAATATGAATGTAAACGTAGTAAAGGTTTGCTTAAAAGAAAAGAATTCATTACCGAAGAGTTTGATGTGGTTGGCGTAGAGGAAGGACAAGGTGCATGGACAGGCTATGCTAAAAAGTTCACTCTCAAATTGCCAGATGGTAGAACGTTTAGTAGTGGAGTTCGAGGTTCCCAGGCACAATTGAAAGCATTGCTCAAAGCAAAGCAAAAGCCAAATTGGGCAACTTGCAGATTTTTTGAATTAAGCAACGACGGCGTACCACGTTTTCCCGTAGTTATTGATTATGGGGTTGGGGTACGTGACGATTAATAAGAATGCCCCCGTGGCGGAACGGCAGACGCTGTTGACTTAAAATCAATTTCCGATAGGAGTGCTGGTTCGAATCCAGCCGGGGGCACCAAATTAATATGAAAAGAATACTAACATTATATTTCACGTATAAAGGACTCAGTGGTTTTGAGATTGACCAATACGTGCCATTTACTACTGCGGTGGTAAATGATGATTCAGAATACGAATTCACACAACAATGGCTTGCTAATATTTTGGATGCTCGCCTTAAATGTGACCAGGATATATCAAGTTTTGTTATAACTGAAACAGAAGAAACTGACGAAGAAGCCGCGAAGCAAACAGAAAACCTTGGTGTTTTTGTTGAGCACCAAAAGAAAGTAATCCCTAAACCCGAAGGTAACATTGTTACCGTAGATTTTGGAAAGAGAAATGGACCCGACGACACAAAAGATAATTGATCATTACAGAGCCATTAGCAAAGAGATGATGGATCGTGTTGCGGCAAGTCAGGTTAAAGTAGTTCCGCCTGAATTATTTGCAACATATGAATCAGGATCAGTGCAGGGACTTATGTATAAAGTATATAAGGATTGGAAGGATAATTTAACTTGTAATTGTCCGGGTTTTGTTTACAGGAGAAAGTGCAAGCATATAAGCAGTTGATTATATACTTGACAAAATTAGTAAAATGCAGTATCATAATAGTATGAAGAACCCTCGCCGCAAGACGAGATTCGCTCGTGTTCTGTTTGAACGCGATAACCCTTACTCTCAGAAAGTTGAACGTAAGAAAACCGCTTATACTCGTCGTGCCAAGCACAATCACGAATATAAGCAAGAACTAGGAGACTATAATGTCTGATCAAGGATTACTCAGTAGCGTTGGAACAGTTAATGCGATGAAAAAAGCGGAGGCCTTACGTAAACAATATCATTCAGTCTTGCCAAGCATCAAGGAAGTTGGTGAAGTAGTGCGATGGGTTGGTGATTTGTCAGCCAAAGACAAAGAGCCCTTGCATAGTGGTTCATTTCGTTGGATGTTTACTGATATTGCCACGTGGCAGAGAAAAGTAACCCCCAGTGAAAGTTATATTATGGTTGAGAGTGCTCTGGAAGAGACTCGCTTTCCAACTTGGGGTGAAGCACGTGATTATTTGACTGCTGAAGATAACTTTCACGCCAAACGTTATTATAACGCAGAGGTTGAAGTGTCGTTGATGGACGAAGACGAGGATGAATGACTTATTTGATAAGTACGATGTAGTGGCTGATATGGTTGTTGTGTTTGGTGCTGACAAAGTGCTAGAAGCAATGGCCCATTATTTCAGTGAAAAAGAAATCGACGAGTTGCATAGTTTTATATGCGATGAGTTCAATAAGAACCTTATGGGGTAAGTTATGATTATAACCACAAATGGTTATAACACACAAAGTAAAAGGTTTAGAACTTTGTTAGAGGATTCCGCAGAGTTTTATGCCCAGAAGATGATGAGGTCTGACTTATGTAGAAACATACATTTGGATATCGTCGTAACGAAGGATTTAGCGAAAAAAGAAGGAGTAACGCAGATATATGGTTATTGCCATATATCAGATTATAGATTATCTCGTCCACGTGAATTTGAAATTGAGCTAGATGCTAAAAAGCGTGTAACGAAAATGTTGCTAACATTAGCACATGAAATGACACATTTGAAGCAGTTTGCAAGGCTACAATTGCGAAATTATGATAATGGTAGCACAAAGTGGAAAGGTGAAACAGTTGGTCGTAAGAGGGAAAAGAAAATAGGTCATCGCCAACTTCCATGGGAAGTTGAGGCCTATAAGAAAGAGAAGGAATTATTTCTAGATTTGGTAAATAATACTGACATACTAGACGATTATATGGATGGAATTAAGAGAAATTGATTTAGAATATCTCTTTATGTTAAATCGACAACAACAGGCAGAACAACTTTTTAATAAGTGGTGGTTATGCAAAATAAACGACAAATACTTTGCTGGGCAGTTTGACTATCCTAGTGGTCCATGGGGCGGTGGCGGTGGTGTAATCCACTTTAATCCAGTGCCATGGAATCCAAGTGGTCATACTTTTACGGTAATGACAGGTTGGCAAGGTCTTTGGGAAATACTCAACTAATAACAAGAGACTAAAAAAAATGAAACTTATTTCAGGTAACTCGAACCTGGAGTTGGCAAAACGAATATCCCAGTTTGCCGGTGTACCGCTAGTTAAGGCAAACATAGGGAGGTTTGCCGACGGCGAGGTTAGAGCAGAAATTCACGAAAACATCAGAGGTAAAGACGCATTCGTAATACAAAGTACTAGCACCCCAGTTAATGATAATGTAATGGAATTATTAGTTATGATTGACGCGCTCAAAAGAGCAAGTGCAAGGCGCATAACAGCAGTAATGCCATATTTTGGTTACGCGAGGCAAGACAGAAAAACAATGAGTAGAGCACCAATTAGTGCAAAACTCATGGCAGATTTAATAACAACGGCAGGCGCAGATCGTGTATTAACACTCGATCTACACGCAGGTCAAATCCAAGGATTTTTTAATATCCCAGTAGACACTTTGATAGCACGACCTATCCTAGTCAATGATTTGCGGAAAAGAATAGATACAGAGAATCTTGTATTTGTCAGTCCAGACGCTGGCGGTACAGAACGAGCAAGAAGTTATGCTAAGAAGTTTGATACAGAGATTGCTGTAATCGATAAAAGACGCCCAGAACCGGGCGCAAGTGAGGTTATGAATGTTGTTGGTGACGTTAAGGATAAACAATGTATTATTGTTGACGACATCATAGACAGTGGAGGCACTCTAGCCAACGCGGCCACGGCTTTGTTGGAACAAGGTGCTATTAAAGTAAGAGCATATATTACGCACGGAGTACTGACGCCTAAGGCAGATGAAAAAATTGGTAATAGCGATTTAACTGAATTGATAGTAACAGATTCCATTAAAATTAGTAGGGAATCTAGTATAGCCCAACTCAGGTATGTAACAATTGCTCCACTAATTGGACGAGCGATAGTAAATGTTCATAATGAAGAAAGTGTAAGTAATCTACTTATAGAGGATAATTGGGATATATTATGAAGAAGTATCAAAAATTCCTAGCGATAGGTTTGGCGTCAATATCATTGATAGGCTGTGCCAATATGACTCGCGAAGAGTCAGGAAATATGATAGGTGCATTGCTGGGCGGCGCATTAGCATATGAACTTGCCGGAGACAGTTCAAATAAAGAAATTTGGGTTGCGACTGGTTTAATTGGTGGTGCTCTTGCAGGAGGCCATTATGCTGTATTGACGCAGAAAGGCCAACTTATGCATCAATCTGCGATTCATTCCAACTTGGAAACTGCTCAAGATAATTCAACAACGTCTTGGAACAATCCTAACAACAATGAGCATGGCTCAGTTACCGTTAGAAATACTAACGTGAGCAATGGAACTCCTTGTAGGGAATTTACCCAAACAATTTATGTTGGTGGTAAAGCAGTCGAAGGATATGGCACCGCTTGTAGAATGGCAGATGGGAGTTGGAAAATCATACAATAATTAACAACGCACCGGTCGTCTAATGGTTAGGACATCGGCCTTTCACGCCGACAACCGGGGTTCGATCCCCCGTCGGTGTACCAAAGAGGAAATAAAATAATGGCAGATATATATCAAAAAGTAGAAAGAAGCACACAAAGTCTTGCAATGAAAATTGCTAATGCTGGTAAAGCAAGATTAAAGGGCATGGCTCGTCAATTGTATCTTGAAGGGTTCGCCAGTTTAAAAAACTGCGAAAAAGTTGCTCAGAATGGTAATCAAGGCAGAGGATTTTATATTGCTAAAGTAGTAAACAAGGAATTTGCTGAGAAAGAAAAAGAGAACGAAAAGAAGAAGCGAAATAAGGGCAAGAAAACACAGAGCAAATAATCTCTCGGTGTAGGAAAGTCTGGTTAATCCGCTTCGTTTGGGACGAAGAAATCGCTGGTTCAACTCCAGCCACCGAGACCATATTGGGACAGGCTGAACAATGGTGAGTTCACCGGATTGTAAATCCGACGCCTCAGGCTGTGCTGGTTCGAGCCCAGCCCTGTCCACCAAATTGGGACATAGTGTAACGGTAGCACTACAGATTTTGATTCTGTCAGTTGGGGTTCGAATCCCTGTGTCCCAGCCATGGGCCTGTAACTCAGCGGTGAGAGTGCCGGTCTTATATGCCGGTGGTCGATGGTTCGAATCCATCCAGGCCCACCAAAATAGGTTAGTTCTGATAAATAGTCCGAGGGAGGACTAACTAATGATAGGAACATGTAAAGTTTGTAGTAAAGAGTTTAAATATTTCCCTAGTCAATCTAAAGGACAATATTGCTCAAATAAGTGCCAAGGTGCGTTAAGGGCAGAAGTTACTAAAGCGAAGTGGCGTGTCCATTACGAAGAAGGTGCTGATATAGGGAGACCGAGACAGCGTCAGATGTTAACAGAAGATCATGGGTATAATTGTAGTGTATGTAAGTTAAGTGAATGGCAAGATAAGCCTATTACATTACAAGTAGATCATATAGATGGTAATGCTGATAACAACGATAAGAAAAATTTACGACTTATATGTCCAAATTGCCATAGCCAAACAGATACATTTGCTGGAGGTAATAGAGGACAAGGTCGTTGGAGTAAGGGTTTGAAAGACAGATACAAAGGACAATCTTTTACGCATGGTAAGATCCGGGTCCGGCCGGGATCCTTCGGGAACAAGAATGGCTCCCTCTCCACCAAATAAATAATATTACGCCTCTATAGTTAAACGGTATAACAATACCCTTGTAAGGTTTAGTTGTTGGTTCGATTCCATCTAGAGGCTCCAATTTTTTATGGGGGATTGGTGAAATGGGATCACGTGGCCTTTGCAAGGCTAAATTAAGAGTTCGACTCTCTTATTCTCCACCAGATGGGCCCTTAATTCAGCGGTAGAATGCTGTCTTTACATGGCAGAAGTCGGAAGTTCGAATCTTCCAGGGCCCACCAAATTCGGTCCCATGGTGTAATTGGTTAACACGCTAGCCTGTCACGCTGGTATTAGGGGTTCGAGTCCCCTTGGGACCGCCAATTTTCCCTAGAGCGCGCAAGGTGTGCGAGGTGACTGTTAATCACTTGTGGGTTGGTTCGATTCCAACCTAGGGAGCCAAATGCGGGTGTAGCTCAGCGGTAGAGCCTCTCGTTGCCAACGAGAATGTCGTCAGTTCGAATCCCACCCTCTCCGCCATAAATATTGATATGAGTTATTCTACAATTATAAAATATATTCCTGAAGAATATACACAATATCTTATTCAATATCACAAAGAAAATAAACATAATTATGATATCTTTGATTGGGAAGAAGATGACCTTTTTTTACAGATGTGGGGATTAACTGAAAAAAGTAAAATATCTGGCCGTAGTAAAATATCTGGCCGTTACGGTGCTACAAATTGGCAATCCAATCATGCTATGGATGATCCACTAGCACGCTCATCAGCCGGTGTCTTATCAATTGGAAGCATCATTTGGACGTTCGTGCGGCGGATTACGTCACCAATTCCTACAAGAAAAGGTGAGGTATATGACAAATGCGAGATTGAAATGAATCTAATAGTAAAGAAAATTTTAGATTTATTTAACGTAGAATATACTGAATTTGAAGCATTTATTAAAACTTCTTATTTACCAATTTCTTTACACGTTGATGCGAATCGTTATGAAGGGCCCACTACTTCACATAATAATTGGGATGGTAAAGTACCTTCTCAGCGTCAGGATGGAAGTGATTCAAAACAAGGAATATCTATTATAATACCACTAACATTTAATAAAGATATCCATACTATAATATTTAAAAATATCGCAGAAGATAATGATTATGTTCAAGATTTTCAAGATGTAGTTTCTGGTCTTTATGAAGAACCCAATCCCAAAGAGCACCAAGCGTTGACGCGAGCCATTGGCGGG